CGATCTGAAGCACCACAGCGACGATAGGACGACGTTCGAGGACCAAGGAATAGTAGACCTTACCCAAGACAATTTTAACGCCTTAGAGGACGAATATGATGACTTTTGCGAAGACGACAGGTAACGAGGTTGAAACCACCTACGAAATCTTTAGGAACGGTAAACCGAAATATCAACTGGTGTGGACCAATCACTCCAAGAAATTCTTTATTGACGGGAAGCGAGTAACAGAAGCGGATTGGGACGCAGCAATCAAAAAGGACAAAGCATGAGCCAAGAAGAATACGAAACCACGCTAGAAGAAGCGTTTTACTACCAGACTCTCAACGATGTCGCGGAGTTGATTCATTTACACGGGACAAAGCAGGTGTTAACAGATCTAAAGAGACTGATTAGTGAACCTATAAATAAACAGGACTATGAAGAAGCTATTAGTACTATAGTTAATTAAAGGGTTTTTCTATTAGTCTATAAAGAGCTAATAGTATCTATATAGTTATATAAGGAGTGAAAGTTTTATGGGAGTACAAATTCTAACGCATCAACCATGCCCAGACTGTGGGTCATCAGATGCTCTAACCATCTACGACTGGGGCACTAAATGCTTCAGTTGTAAGAAGGCAGTCTTTGATGAGCAGAACGCAGGGATTCAGAGTCTGTCAAAGAATTCCCAGGCCTTTAAGAAGGTCGAGGGGATCACCCGTACCATTATAGATCGGAAACTCAGCAGTCAAACGTGTCAATTTTTTGGACTGGTGGAATCCGATAATCAATACTACTTCCCCTACTGTGACAGTTCAGGGAACATCGTAGCTTACAAGCGAAGGCAGATTGCTGATAAGCAGTTCAGTATCACGGGGAGTTGGCAGCAGGGCAGACTGTTTGGACAACACCTATTCCCAGGAGGTCAGGAGGTTCTGACGATCTGTGAGGGTGAGTTTGATGCGATGTCGGCTTGGCAGATGCTTGGAGGGATTGCGAAATACCCATGTGTGTCCATTCGTAACGGGGCTTCATCGGCAGTAGCGGACTGTAAGAACAATTACGAATACATCGATTCCTTTAACACCATTGTTCTATGCTTTGACGCTGACCCTCAAGGACAAGAGGCAGCTAAACAGGTGGCTGAACTGTTCGGGTCGAAGGTTAAGATCATGAAGGCCTCGGATAAGTACAAGGATGCGAGCGAGTTCTTACAACACTCACGGAATGATAACTTTGTGAGCGCATGGTGGGACTCAGAACGTTTCGTACCGGATGGTATTGTCGACGGGTCAACACTTTGGGATATCGTCAGAGAACCTATTGAGAAGAGTCTGGTCAATTACCCGTACAAGGGACTTAATGACCTGACCTACGGGATCAGACCGCACGAGATGGTCCTGGCTGCTGCGGGGTCTGGACTCGGTAAGTCACAGTTCATGCGTGAGTTGGTCTATCACATACTGAACAACACGGAAGACAATATCGGGTTGCTGTTCCTCGAAGAATCTGTCAGGACCACGGCACGCTCGATCATGTCCCTGTACGCCAACAAACTACTTCACATCCCGACTACTCAGGTCAGCGATGACGAATTAAAAAGCTCTTTCGAGGCCACGATGGGTACAGGTAGATTGTTCCTGCTCGATAGCAACGGGGAGCTAGACAAGGACACCATCGTGCGTCGTGTTAAGTACATGGCGAAGGCTCTCGACTGTAAGTACATCTTCCTAGATCACGTCTCGATCATCGTAGCAGGACGAGAGAACAGTGACGAGCGTAAGGACTTAGAGTCAATCATGAAAGCTCTGAGGGAGATGGTGATGGAGACTAAGATATCCTTGTTCGCTGTGTCTCACCTGCGTAGGCCTGAAGGTAAGGGACACGAGGAAGGTGCAGCTACCAGTCTCGCTCAACTCAAAGGGTCAACAGCACAGGGTAACGTGGCTAACATCGTCCTAGGATTAGAGCGAAACGGTCAAGCAGACGATGAAGAAGAACGTCATACCACTAGGGTGCGTGTACTCAAGAACAGATTTAGCGGACTCACTGGACCTGCGTGTCGGTTGCTGTACAATAAACAAACAGGCAGGATGACCGAACGGTTTGATGAGGATGCTTTATGAGAATTGTTATTGACATCGAGACAGACATGAAGGCCAGTGAAATCTGGTGTGCTGTTACAAAAGACATTGACACAGGAGAAGTCAAGGTATGGAAAGAAGCAGATGGATTACGCCAATACATCGGGGAGCAAGACCTATTGATTGGACACAACATCATTGGTTTCGATATCCCAGTGTTGAAGAAGGTGTGGAACTTGAACTACAAATCGAACCCGCAAAAAGACACATTGATTATGTCAAGACTTCTGAACCCCGTGATCGAAAAAGGACACAGCCTCGATGCTTGGGGCGTTCGGCTAGGGCTAAAAAAAGGGGACTTCAGTGACTTTGATAACGGATTGTCTGAAGACATGGTGGAGTATTGCATCCAAGACGTTAACATCACTCATGCACTATTTGACCGTCTTACTCAAGATTTACTGGATTGGGGTCAGTCACTTGACCTGGAACATGAGGTGGCTCAGATCGTTAAGGAGCAAGAAGAAACAGGATTTAAGCTAGATATCCCGAAGTCAATGTCACTACTGGCTAACTGGCAGGAAAGCCTTATGAACATTGAGTCGGAGCTGCAAGAAATCTTCCAACCGATTGTCACGGAGAGGTATAGCGACAAGACTGGCAGGCGGTTGAAGGATAAAGTCGAGGTCTTTAACCCAGGAAGCCGTAAGCAGATAGCGGAAAGGATGATGGAACTCGGATGGAAACCTAAACTTTTTACTGAGAAAGGAACACCAATTGTCGACGAGAAAGTACTACAAACTATTAAACGACCTGAAGCTGCTAGTCTTCTGCGATTTCTACTGCTTCAGAAACGGGTGGCTCAAGTTAAATCGTGGATTGAAAATGTGGATGAAGGGGGACGGGTACATGGTCAGGTCAGAACCAATGGAGCGATTACGGGACGAATGACCCACAGCAAGCCTAACATGGCTCAGGTCCCAAGGGTTGGTAGTGAATACGGTGAGGAATGTAGATCCGTATGGACGGTAGAGGACGGTAATGTACTACTCGGTGCTGATGCCAGTGGTCTGGAGTTACGGATGCTAGCTCACTACATGGATGACCCGGCTTACACCAAAGAGATTCTGGAAGGCGATATCCATACCAAGAACATGGAAGCTGCGGGACTGACCAACAGGGATCAAGCTAAGACGTTTATCTATGCGTTCCTGTACGGTGCTGGGCCTGCTAAGATTGGCTCTATCGTGGGTGGTAAGGAACGTGAGGGTAAGATGTTGATTAGCAGTTTCCTGAAGAACACGCCAGCCCTACAGAAGCTCCGAGATAAGGTAGATCGGCTTGCTGTTAAGGAGTGGTTACCTGGGCTAGACGGACGTAAGCTGCTTATCCGCTCCCAACACGCAGCCCTGAATACATTACTGCAGGGAGCTGGTGCGGTTGTGATGAAACAAGCGTTAATTATCTTGCACAGAAAGTTAGTTAATGGTAAAATAAATGCCCGTTTTGTAGCGAATGTTCATGATGAATGGCAGATCGAAACAACACCACAAGATGCGGAAACGGTTGGACACTTAGCAGTGCAATCCATCCGTCAAGCTGGAATCCGTCTAAGATTACGTTGCCCGTTGGACGGAGAATTCAAAGTAGGAGCTAATTGGGCAGCGACTCACTAACTTTATGAAGGAAACTAAATGAAACCAGTAAAAGTAAAAGGCGAAGTATTTTGGTCACGACACGCAGAGCCATACGATGACGGACGCTACGGCATGGACATCGGTCAGCTCTCGGAGAAAGCAGTGCAGAAACTTCAAGAAGAAGCAATGCTTGATGTGAAGCACAAAGACCTACAACAATTCTACGTCACCTGTAAGAGCAATTACCCTATCAAGGTGGTTGACACTGAAGGAAACGAGATCAGCTCTAAGATAGGAAATGGATCTAAGTGTGTTGCTGTAATTGATCCTTATGCCTATAACTACAAAGGCAAGAAGGGCGTGTCAGCAGGAGTCAAGGAGGTCGTAGTGACTGAGTTGATTGAATACAATCCTGCTGGAGGCGTTTCAAGCCAAGAACTAGCATCAATGGAAGCAGTATAATGGCTGCCCCGTCATTAGAGAATGCGACAGCACTGATTGACGGGGACATCCTAGTTTATCGTATTGGTTTTGCTAGTGATGACGATGAGGAAAAGTTTGCAATTAGTCGGATGGGTAACTATATTCAAGACCTTATTCGTCCCGATTACGTTGATGACTTCTCTGGTTACATCACTGGTCGAACCAACTTCCGATACCAGATAGCTAACGAAAAAGAATACAAAGGGAATCGCAGTTCGGCAAGGAAGCCTACGCACTACGAGACCCTGCGTAATTACCTAACTGAGAAGTGGGGCTTTGAGTTAGTTGAAGGTGAGGAAGCGGATGATGCAATTGGTATCGCAGCCTATCAAATGAGGGCGGGTGCCTTTTGCATTATGTCGTTAGATAAAGACCTTGATATGTTGAGAGGATGGCACTACAACTTTGTCAAGGATATTCTGTACTACGTTACAGAGAAAGAAGCCATCAAGAACTTCTACACACAGATTCTTACTGGTGATCGGGTGGACAACATACCTGGACTACACGGTATCGGTCCTAAGAAAGCTGAGAAGATTCTGGAAGATTGTCATAACGAGAGACAATTATTCGCTGCCGTCCTAGAGGCGTATGAGGATAACCTTGAGTTACTAACTGAACGAGCACAATTACTATGGATAAGAAGAAAACCTGGGCAGATTTGGACACCAAAGATTTCCCAGAAATAGCTTACATAGAGTGGTGGGATGCACTGTCGGATTCTGGCTGGGAACCATTAGGCAAAACTGACATTCACCCCGTACTCAGCATAGGGTTTGTCGTAGCAGAAGATGATTCAGCAATTACTATCGCTGCTGCATACTCTATCGATCAGTCTAACTCTCGGCTGCACATCCCTAAAGGCTGGATCACAAAGATCAAGAGGGTTAGGTTAAACAAGTTTCTTAATATCAGGAGACGCAAATCAAAACCCAAAGTGCAAAAGCCAAAGGAAGAAAACTCCAACAATGGTTTAGAGATTTACTCATCGACCGATTCGATTTTTCCAGGTCCGATGTAAGATCGACATCAATGGGTGCTGGCGGTGAGGACATTCAGTTCTCTCAGTCGGCGGGAGACCTGTTAGGAATATCAGTAGAGTGTAAATCTAGAAACACAATTGCTGTCTATTCCTTCTACTCTCAGGCCCAGGACAATTGCCCAGAAGACAGGCAACCAGTTGTCGTGATTAAACAGAATCATTCTAAGCCGTTAGTGGTGATAGATGCAGAATACTTCATACAACTGCTAAAGGAGCAGCATGAGACACCTAGTAATACCTGACACCCAGTGTAAACCTGGATTCCCTACCGAACATTTAGAGTGGGTAGGAAAATACGCAGCAGAAAAGAAACCTGATGTTATTGTCCACCTCGGAGACCACTGGGATATGCCCAGTCTGAGTATCTATGATGTCGGGAAGAAAGCATTTGAAGGTAGGACATACCAGTCTGATATCACAGCGGGTAACCTAGCTATGACAAAGCTGATGAAGCCTATCGTCAACGAGATCAATAGATTAAAGAGGAACAGGAAGAAGCTCTGGAATCCTAGACTTGTCTTTCTAATTGGTAACCACGAACAGCGCATCGAGCGAGCAATCAATTCTGATCGTAAGCTAGAAGGACTGATCGGGTACAACGACTTTAATCTGAAGCAATACGGTTGGGAAGTACAAGACTTTCTGGAAGTGTGTGTCATAGATAACATTGCATACTCTCATTACTTTACGTCAGGAGTTATGGGACGAGCAGTCAGTAGTCCTAGTTTACTCTTGCAAAAGAAGCACATGAGTTGCATAATGGGACACGTCCAAGACCGTGCAATAGCGTTCAGTAAAAGAGCTGACGACACTAGGATCACTGGTATCTTTGCAGGCATCTGTTACCAACACGATGAGGACTATCTGACACCACAGACTAACGGTTCATGGTCCGGTATCTGGATGTTGAATGAAGTAATCGACGGTAGCTTTGATGAGATGCCCGTCAGCCTAACTTACTTGAGGAATAGATATGGAAACAAACGAGATACTCGACGCTAGAGAAGGACAATACGGTCATTACCAGAACGTGAGTCAGATTAGTCAGGACATCAAGAAGATCATGCAGGACTCTCCGAACTATCAGATGATGCCTGCGTTCATGCGAGAGAGTCTTGATATGATTGCTAACAAGATGGCTAGGATACTGAACGGTAACTACTACTATGACGATTCGTGGCGTGACATCTCAGGTTATGCTACATTAGCTGT